GGGAGAGGAAGGGCTAAACTGATTTGCGTTTCGTTTACTAGCATCAAGCGCCAACATTGCGTTTGTTCGCGCCATTCCAAAATCACCGACCCCGATGTTTAGGGAATATGTGTTAATCAAGTCTGCACTTTCGCCGGAGGCAAAGGGGTTAAGACCGCCGGCGGCGGATCGGGCAGTTGATGCGGCCATGGCTCGTTCCATATTTCTAAGCGCGGCAGTGCCTTGGTTTTTATAATTTACCGCATCTGTGCGGCCCTTGATTTCTTCATTACGGGCCTTCATTTCATATTGGACTTGTTCCGCTTGGGATGAACGTACCTTGGCAACTGCGCTAATGACCGTGCCCATAATCTGAAGTGCTGCTGCCATTTTTACCCTCCCACGCTGACTTTAAAATCAAGCGACAGCACTGTCATAAACAGTGGCTGGCTTTGAGAAATTGTGATTTGTGCTTCTCGGTCGTAACCGCGAAAGCCTGATGTTTTTCGGGGGCCTGTGAATGCGGGAACCGCGCCCGACCCAGACAAGGCACCTTGTGAAAGATTGATTTCTTTACCGTTAATCGTGATGTTTTGCGTTGCAAATAAAAGAGGCGTTACCTCGAGTATTCGGCGCTTCTGGCTCTGTTGTGACCCGCTGGCCATGCGAGGCTCAAACGGCTGCGTCTTGACCGTGATATCAAAATTAAGGCCGACCTCTGCATATGTGGATGGCACTCCACCCAAGGTAATATTGCCACTAGACACAGTCGCATCAGGGTCTACAAGATCGTCCCTGATGGCCTTGACGGTCTTGCCATTTAAGTGCGCCAAACCACCGGCGGTCGTGTTACTGGGGACCGCTTGATCTGGCGCTAATGGATTGGCATAATACTGAACCGATGCATCAGTCGTGCGGTCGTCGTCGAATGTCTCCAAATAGAACTTAGTCGCGCCCCCGATAGTCCGTTTTACCACTGTATAAATAGTGTCCAGGTCTACAGCGACGTCCACGAAGTCACCGTCTGTTGTCCAGCTTGCCGGCGCGACAATCTGCTGTGGCCGGTTCAACATATACGCAGTAATCGACCCCGCGAACCCGATACTAGACGCTCTGTATCCAGCAGTGTCAGGGCCGTTTACAACCATTAACAAATCACCTTCGGTCGTATCAGTCGCCGGCCTAAGAGCCATGCGCTGCGGATCAACGAGCATGTGTGAGCTAAGAAGTGATACGTTATTGGCCACATAACTTAACTCAACATCGCTGAACAACATTTCGCGCAACGCTTTACCCTGCCGCTGGATGAATAGCGTACCGCCTTCTGCGGCCTGGGGCCGGATGCCAAGCTTTGAGCCACGACGTGTGGCGGATTTGATCGTAATGTTGGCTGGAGTGATGGGGTCCAAATTTGCTTGTGGTACAAAAAACTCTGCGCCCGTGGTGAAGATTTGCAAGTCTCGACCAGACCGCATTGCGGTAATCGCGTTGACGCTATCCGTCGTCAAAGTCGCGGCGATAGCGTCATCGTCTAAACCTTCAGCCGCTTTGAAGTTAAAAAACTGACCGACCTTAGAGCCCCACAATGTGGCCGGCTGTGAAGCGCTGCCACCAAACCACAGACGGCCTTCGTGAAAAGTGGTGGTGCGAGGCCATCCGCGCGTGTTCGACCAAGCGGTTTCGTGTCCTTGTTCCAAGGTCCACTTACCGGTAGCGATTGCCGCCGTTGAGAAAAAGGGAATTTCTGTAACGGCTTGCACTACAGTGCCACTGGTGCGGCTAATAATCCGAGCCCGACCAAAATCTGTGTTGTCGGATATGTACTGATCAACCATGGCGTCCGTGAATTGAGACACGCTGGCCGTCAATGTGATTGTGCCGGATACCGCGCTGGGGGTTAATGTCCCAGAAGGAGTGGTTTCCGCGATTGTAAAAAGTGACTTTGGAGCCGTCAGGCTCAACGCAGCAACAGTCCAAGTCGAATTGTTTGCGCCCCGCACAATCGAAAACGGGGCAAAGCCCTCATTTACAACAATCAGAGTATCCGCACTTTGCGTAAAATACGTTTTGTCCATGTCGATGGCGCTGGTGCCGTAGAGAGGGTTGAAGTTATAATCTAAGTAAGTGGCGTTGGAGCTGTTGATGTTTATAGACTGAGTTTGGTTGGCATAAAACCTCAAGCGTATAGTCGATGAAGCGTTAAATACGGATGCGACAATCATAAAGTTTTGGGTCGTAGAAAATTCAAATGGCATAAGCAAGACGCCATTGCCTGGGTTGTCCGCTGTCAGGTCGCTTACGAACCGCAAGCCAGGGCGACGGCTAAAACCACCCTGGGGCTCAAACAAAACATTGTCGGCCAGAGCCACTGACGAATAGTATTGCTGTAAGTCTATCCGACCGCGCAGCAGCGGGTCCAACTCGCCTACTGTAAAGCCGGCCTGGTATTGCTTCAAACGGCCCATTAGCGGAGGTCCGTAAGTATGTAATCTGAGATGACTGAGGGGCTTTGGCCAGCGGCGTCAATGTTGACGGCTTGGCGGAAATACCCGCCTCGTTGGCCCTCTCCAGGGCTCCCAAGGGCGACTGAGCGCCAGTATTCGCTCTTGGTGGTTTGGTCGGTGATTACTTCAGCCATATGCCACGCAAGTTGGTAGGCTAGAAGCTGGATGAAATATGATGGCATCACGCCCTCATTCACAGCTTTTTGGTAATCAATGTGAATTTCTGTAGCGTTTGTCATCAACACCGGCAAGCCAGCGGCCCCTTGTGCGATTTCCCACGCTTTGAATAATGCGGCACCTGATGCGCTTGATGATCGAACAGCGCGCGGAACGCCCAGTAGCGTGTCTGACGGAATTATATATTGGTAAGTCCACTCATTCGCCGGCGTCGCGGTGTCGCGCGCTAGCTGAGTTTTGGCGAGGGTGAAAGACCACGGATACATTGCAAGCGTAGTTCTGGTGAGTTCTGTATACATTGAAGAACATGCGTCAGAAGCTACAGAGCCATCTGTAAAACTGGTAATTGCTTCAGCGCCTAAGAACATTAGAGCCTTGTTGCAAATACTAACCTGGGTGTCTCCGGCCGCCATGACAGTCTCCTAAATAAGTTAGCGGGGGACGTTGCCGCCCCCCGCCGGTATTTTTAGTCACTGTCTGTCTGAGCTACAGTTGTACCGTCGCTGATGTCCACAACTCCGGAAGCGTTGCTTAGAACAATACAAATACTCATCGTTGGCGTGTTGTTGTCATAAACAAACAAAACGTCGCCGATAGCCAAGAGCTGAGATGCAGCGTTGAAATAACCCGCTGAGTTTACAGCCGCGATTGCGTCCGCTGAAGTGTAAGACCACATTGAACTGTTAGAGCCTTTTTTGGACTGACCACCTATTGGGTTAAGTCCAGTTAACGCGTAAGCCATTTTTTAAACCTTTCTATGTTTATTCGGCGCAGACGACATCTACGATGCCATCCACGTCAATAGCTGCGGCACCCATGGAAAGCATCGACGTCACCAAGAAAGATGTTTTCTCAGGGATGTAGTTGATTTCAGTTTTAGGAGCGATACCCACCGCGCAACCGAGCGCAGAACGGTGGAAGGCGAAGCAAGTACGGTCGGAGCTTGCAAGCGGCAGGCCCCCTTCGTCACGGTCTCCGACGATGTGGAACGTAAAGCCCATCATCTGGTTGATTGAGCCTTGGACCAGTGCTTGCAGCGTCTGAAAATCAGAGCTTATTGCGCGCTCGTCTGAGAGCAATCCGGCCAGGTTGTTGGCGTGGATTACAAAATGACGATCTGTCATAGGCACGTTAGCAGCATCGAGGCCTTTTTTAGCGGCGATGATTTTACCCACGTTGAGGTTTGAGTTAGCTGCCGAGCCGGACGTGACCACGTTCTTGGCGACAGTTGTGCCGGCGGATGCCGCTTGCAGAGCATCAATAAGGATCTGGTCTTCACGACGGCCGATAGCATTACCAACCACTTGAGCCAGCTCACGACGTTCGTCGAAATTGACCTTCTGCTGATTGAAGATGTCTGAGTACTCGGAAGCGACGTAGTCGGCCAATGAGACTGAGACTGAGGAAAACGAAGCATTGATAGGAACCACATCAGATTGCGGTACACGAATAGACGCTTGGCCTTTTCCTACTTTAGGAAATTTTACAGCGTCGCCTATGACGCCAGTACGCATGCGCGCAGCACCTCGAAGAACGGCGCTGGCTTGATAAGCCTGATGCACCTCTGCTTCGAATAACTGAACGAATGCTGGGGATAAGTTCGTTGACATAATATACTCCAGCTTGAACCAAAAAGATAAATCGCCTTTTAGGTTGTCGGAGTTGCTCCGGCCTCTGGCTTCGCGGATGCGTCCGCGCGCGGTGTATTTCTACACGCCAGACCGGCCCAGGTTGGGTTGTCAGTCACCCCCCGATACCACACAAGCTGGGGCTTGTAAATGGATTAGATGCTAGATCTGGTAATTGTACAAAAAATGGGGCCACCGAAGCAGCCCCAAGTTGGCAGGGGGCTTTTATTTGTAGCGCTGTTGGAAAAGGTTCTCCACTTCGCGCGTAAACTTTGGATCAGAGCCGTAGCGCGGATCTTGCATCTTGCTCTGAATGTCCGATTTGAAATCATCTTCACTCATGCCGGCATCGCCCACCGAGGCAATCGGTATTTGGGACATGTCTCCGGTCATCTGGCGGACCTTCTGCATCAGCCGTTGGCCAACAGCCGTGCCGCCCCACTGGCCCAATTCGGCGCGCTCTGCTTCCGAAACCACCCCCTTGCGAATAAGGCCATCAGCCCAGTTGGTGTTGGATTTGATAATCTCATCTGCGTTATTGCCGAGCGCTTTATGCTCGGATGCATAGTCCATCTGCGCTTGCGCCTGGTTGTCGCCAGCCATCGAAGAGATTTTACCGGCCAGGTCGTCGAATGCCGCTTGGTTAATACCATACTGCTTGGCCCACTCGGTGTAAGCCCCCACGATAGGGTCGTCTTTTTCATAGCCAGCGTCATCCAGCACATTGGTGTCGTATTCATCCGGTGCTTTGTGCTTGCCCTGGCTGAACTGCTTCTGCGATTCCTCGTAAGACTTGACAATATTTTCTAGGTCTGGACCTTCTTTTTCGTCCCAGAATTTCTCAGGGCACCAATCTGGTCTGTCAAAAACCTCAGGCTCACCGTCGCCTTCAGCAGCATCGGTCTCAACACGATGCTCAATGGTTTGACCTTCGTCAATTTCTTGCTCTTCAGCAAGAGCGGTTGCGGCCATCAATCCATCTGGGGCCGATTGCTCGGTTGTCCCAGCGTCGGGTTGGTTTTCACTCTGGCTCATTTGCTCTCCTAATTCGTTGTTCAATTTCACGCACTAAACTGTTCTGACCCTCGCGCGCGTATCCAAATGATGGGTCAGCTCCTGGCACCCAAGCCGGTTGCTCAAGCGTAACGTGACGCAAATGTTCCAGGACTTTAACACCGTCCTCAGTGCCAAAGCACCGCTGAAACGCAATGTTCAAAGACCGCGTTAGGTCTTGGTCGCGCAAGCGGAGCGGCGTCACAACAGCGTCTACTCCGTCCCAGCCTGGGCTGTTTATTGAGCGGATCTTTTCAGCCTGGTTCATTGCGGCGGTACTCCCATTCCATCAGGCGGGGTCACGCCTTGGCTTTCCATGGCTTGCTGGGCCATCTGCATTTGCATCTGCATCATTTGCTCACGCTCTTGCGGTGACGTGCGAAGCTTCGCTGGTATGCCCAGTTGATCTGCAATGTAGTCGCCCACCGCATCCATCTTGATTAAGGTCTGGCCTTGTGGGCCGAGGCTTTGTGAAATCTGCATAAACTGCATCACCTCGTTGAGCTTATCCATATTTGATGCCATCGCGAGTGGCGAAATAGGTTGGACGGTCACTTGCAGCCCGTTAACCTTTAACGGCAAATCAATCATGCCCATTTCATCCATTAAATCCATAGACCGCCTCACGATCGGGTTCATGGTTTCTGTGATTAGACGACCGAATGCAGCCCCCAAATTCTGGGACAGCTCCTTCATCCGCTCTACAATCTCCGTGGCAGAGCGCGCCGACATATTATCGGGCGGCAAGCTCTCGTCGAGCAAGGTCTTTTTGATGTTTAGGCGCAGATCATTACTGACGATTTGAGACAGGTTGGCGTCCCCAGACCGAGGAAGTGCCTGCAAGGATGGGCCCCGAGGACCGCCATTTGAGCTGACGCCTATAATAGCGCCAGGCACAATGCTGATTGCTTGCGGGTTCAGCACCCCATCATCAACGGCGGTGAAAACGCCGCCAATACTTATGCTGGCATTCTTTAATGTA